TAATCTTAGCAGTATCTGTCTGAATGAATTTATCAGACCTTATCAAGACGTCGATAATCCTCATTTCAAATATAATGTTTCTCTTAACAATACTCCAGAATATTACACATTTGATTGGGAAAAATTTTCAGACACAGTTAGAATGGTTCAGAATAATATTGATAGACTGATTGATTTTAATTTTTATCCGACCGAATGTGCCAAACGATCTAATATTAGACATAGACCTATGGGAATTGGGGTGCAAGGAGAAGCAGATATGATGGCTATGTTAAGATTAAAATGGAATTCAAAAGAAGCAAACAGATTAAGATTTCATATTTTTGAAAGAATGTATTATGAATGTTTGAAAGCATCTATCGAATTGTCCAAAAAGTATGGGTCTTATAGTTCATTCTCTACATCTCCAACTTCTAAAAGCTTATTACAATACGATCTTTGGTTATCTGAAGGTAGAAAGTTACCTTTTCCTTTATTATTAGATTGGGATGAATTAAAGAAAGATATTAAAGAACATGGTTTAAGAAATAGTTTGTTTATTGCACCTATGCCCACAGCATCGACATCTGGTATTATGGGGAATAGCCCTAGTATTGAACCTTTCAATAGTTTGGTTTATATTAGAAAGATTGGAGCTGGAGACTTTACTATGATTAATAAATATCTTGTTAGAGATCTTATGGAATTGGGAATATGGAATTCACAATTATCTGATAAGATTTTAGAGAATGATGGGAGTATTCAGAATATTTTAGAGATTCCTAAGAGTATAAGGGATATTTATCTAACGGCTTATGATTTAGAACCCAAAGATATTATTGATGCTGCCTATATGAGAGCCTGGTGGGTAGATCAATCACAATCTTTAAATCTTTGGTTTGAAAATCTGACAAAAAGAGCATTGACATCAGCATGGATTAGAGGTTTTCAAAGAGGATTGAAATCATTATCATACTATTGTAGAACTAGACCCGCCACAAAAGCACAAAAAGTACAAATCAGTAAAGAGAAGAAAAAGGAGAGAATTCCTGGAGTCTGTTATAGAGATGATCCAGATTGTATGGCTTGTGGTTCTTAAATTAATTAAATCAAATGGTTTTACTAAACTTATCTCAAAACTCATTTTTATGAAAAATGAGTTCTATTTTTTAACATAAAGATTAAAATTTATTAAATATCGTTATTATATTCATATAATTAATTGTACTATCCAAAGAATACATTTGATGAATTAGAATGGGTTTTAACAGAAATTGAATTAATTATTTAATTATACGATCAAATAAAATGGAATATCCTAAAGTGAAAGTGTTACTAGATAATTCTTGTGAATTTATTCCCAAATACGAGACTCCAGGATCAAGTGGTATGGATATTCGGGCTTGTACTCAGAAAGATATTATATTAAAACCAGGTAAGTTTAAATTAATTATGACCGGTTTAAAGTTTGAAATTCCACCAGGTTATGAGATCCAGATTAGACCTAGATCTGGATTAGCTCTTAGACACGGTATTACTGTTTTAAATTCACCAGGCACTATCGATTCTGACTATAGAAAAGATGTTGGGGTTATTCTAATTAATCATGGATCTGAAGATTTTGTAATTTCTCATGGAATGAGAATCGCACAAGCAGTAATTTGTCCAGTTGTTCATGCTATCTTTCACTTAAATGAAATTACCGATAACACTAAAAGAAAAGGTGGGTTTGGTAGTACTGGATTAGATTAATCTAATTAAAGTTTTTGAGAACAGATATCATCTATAATTAAATTTCTCATATCTCTTTTTATATTAATCTTATAATTATTTGTAACTCGTCCAAGATCTTTATTAAATTTATTTTTATATTTAGCTTCTTCATCACCAAATAGAAAAGATAAAACAACATATCTGGTTCCTTTTGTAATTTCTAATACCTCATGATATAAAGATGTAGGAAAAATTATCGCATCACATGCTTTAGATCTGTAAGGTATATTATTATATTCAGAAAAAACTAATCCTCCACCCTCATAGTCGTCATTTAAAAGTAAACTCATAGCTAAACGTCTATGTCCGTAAGGATAAACACTATCTCTATGAGGATGAAATTTCCCTTTATCTTTATCTATATAATTACATATTTTATAATTTTCACGATGGGTTACATCTAAATTATATATTTTCTTGAGTTCAGGAAATAAAGATTTTGTAAGTTTATCATCCAGTTTTTCAGTTATACTTTTATCTGTATATACATGATTTCTATTTTTGGTACCTTTTATTTCAACTTTTCTTTCTTGTGTATCGTAATATTCAATTAATTCATCTTTAAAACTTTCTGTAATTACGTTAGGTACAATTATAATCGGAGGATTTAATTTAGGTATAGTATTAATGCAAATATCTTTAAAATTCTTATATATTTTCCATATTTTTAAATTAGGTGTAGTTAATATAAATCTTGGTGAAGGAAATATATTAAAAATATCAACATTGTCTATGATAGAAAAATGTTTATAGTTGGTCTGTTTACAAATAAAATATGTAGTTATTTTTATTGTTTTATATTTATTAAAATCTTCTTTAGAACATTCATCTAGAGTAATAAATAAAATGGGATTCCCTGCTGAATTCTGTATAGTTATTTTTTGATTAGATCTTTTATGTACGAAATAAGGTATATAGTCTCCTTCTTCTAATGTAGACGTATATTTAGAAGAAAAATCAGATTTGATAAAGATTTCGTTATGTTTCATTTTAAATATAATTAATTATATTTAAAATGTCCAAAATATTTCTAAAAAACGACCCTAATATATACACTGTAGATAATTTTTTATCACCAGATGAATGTTCTCATTTTATAAATATATCTAAAAATAAACTAAAAAGATCATTAGTTGCAGGAAAAGATAAAGGATTTGTGAGTAAAGGAAGAAGTGGGGAAAATTGTTGGATTTCACACACACATGATCACATTACAAAAGAAATTGCTAATAAAATATCTAGTTTTGTTGGATATCCTTTAGAAAATGCTGAAAATTTTCAAATAATTCATTATACTAAATCACAGGAATATCGTAATCATTATGATGCGTGGAAATTTGATGGCAGTGATAAATCGGCAAGATGTTTATTGAGAGGTGGACAAAGAATGATTACAGCATTAGTATATTTAAATGATGTTATTTCTGGTGGAGATACCCGATTTACAAAATTAAATATAAATGTTCAACCCAGAATGGGTAGGTTATTAGTTTTTGAGAATTGTATTCAAGGATCTAACATTGTACATAAAATGTCAGAGCATGCTGGAACACCTGTCGTAGAAGGTGAAAAATATGCTTTTAATTTATGGTTTAGACAACAATCTAAAAATAAAAATTATATTCATAATTATAATAATTAATTAATTAATAAAATGAGTATTTTTGTCTCTATAGCATGTCTATTAGATCCAGATATCGTTAATACTATAAGAGATTGTTTTGATAAAGCATATTACAAAAACAGAATTAAAATAGGAATATATTATCAGAAAGATTTCAATGAGCCCGATTTACTAGAACCTTTAGAGAAACTCTATAATTTAAAAATCATCAGAATATCTTGGGATCAGGCACAAGGTCCTATGTACGCTAGAAATAGAATTCTTTCTCTAATAACAGATGAAAAATATTTTTTTCAGATTGATTGTCATACCAGATTTTTTCAAGATTGGGACCAAAAGATTATACATGAATATAATTTAGCCTTAGAACAATCTAAAAATCCTGTCATATCATACTATCCTATCAATATAAATAATGTTGATAACCCATCACATACTTCTAAAATATATCACATAGCTACATTTAGAGAAATAAGCAAAAAAGGGGTTAAGACTTCTGGTAGAATTATAAATGTTCCTATAAAACCCAAGAAAGGAATAGGAGTCACTGCAGCTATGTTATTTATGCCTTGTAAAGTTGTTTTAGAAGTACCTATTGATCCTAATCTTCCATTTGCTCTTCATTCGGGTGAACAATTATTATATGCTATCAGATTATGGACTAGGGGATACGATTTTTTTACACCTTCTCAACATATTATATCTACAGAATATATAACTAATAAAGAAAGAATACATTTAAAATATAGAAGTGTTCTAAATAAAAAATCGAATAATATTTCACCATATGTTTGGAAGAAGGTTAAATATTTATTAGGGTTAACAACTTTAAATGAAGTACCTGATAAATATAAGAAACCGAACGATCAGATTTGGATGGAAGGTAATATTAGAACTTTAAAAGATTACTACCTGATGGTAGGAATATATAATAAATTAAAAACTATATTCCCATATATGAGAATATGATTAACTCATAATAATATAAAAAGATACTCAAAAAACTTTCTCATTTATCTATAGATATTAATGAATAAATTTTGATTAAATATCAAAACGAATATTTAATAGAAAAGAAGAAATTTATGATTTTTGTTAGATCATAAATTACGGTTAAAAATATAAAATATAAACTCTAAAATTTCTCGAAATAGCGTTTGTATATATCTATATACTTTTATTTTTTATATTTATTTGGTCTTAAAGAAGTTAATATATTTCTGAAGCATCCTGGTTTATACTTTTTAAATTGTATACTATTAACAGATTTCATTAGATTAAGTGATATCTTTAATCCTAAAAAATTTTTCAAGAAAGGATCTGAACAAAATACTAAATGTTTAACATCATAGTAAATATAATACCCTTCAATTTCTAACCAAAAGTCATTGTAAGTTCTTAATCTTAATTCAGCTATGTGTTTCATTTCTTTTAAAAGAGTATCTGTTAATTTATCATTAACCCAATTTTGTAGACAAAACTCATTTATAATAGATACTATCTCTTTCGGATAATCCATATAACAATTTTCCAAAGGAATATAAATATTGTAAGTATAATCTGTTTCATTTGCTGGGTTGGTTATCCATTTCTCCCAGGGTTCAAGATTTAAATATTCATCAATGAGATTTTGTGAAATCTGTTTAATTACATTCATATCATTGTATGGATAATTATATACTTTATTAATTTGTTCTAAATTTTTATTTCTTATTTCTAAATACGTACTCATTTATATGTTAATAATAATTATTTAACTTCAATATTTTTACTAGTAATAGGTTGATAAAAGATATGAGATTTATTCAGAGTTCTAACATCATCAGCATTCATAACTTCAGGTTTATAAAACCATCTCATCAATTGTTTTAAAACTATATCATCAGATCTCATGGCTGTAATATTAAAAGATGGTTTATAAGCTGGTATTTGTATTCCATTATTAGGATTTGGTTCCTGAAATACTGTTAATCTATCATCAATTATAAAGGTATTATTTAAACTCATATATTTATTTAATCTAGGAACGCTATTAATCATTTTAGATAAAGGTTTAATAAAAGTATTATTAGGTAAACGTTCTAATTTATCGTAATCCCAAATTACCACAGGTCTAGGAAGATCTCTAAAGATAAAATCTACAATACTATTAACATATTTCTTTCTTCCTGCTGACCAGATAGCTACAATTTTAAAATAACTAAAACAGGATATCAGAAATTCTTGAAGATGAGGTCTAGTAATTCCCCACATATCCGTTTGTATACCTTTTCCTTTTTTGTAAACTACATCATCCATAGATATTTTATATATTCTTTTGCGTAGATCTAAATAATTAGGTTTCTGAAAGATTTTGAGATCTTTTAATAAATCTATATTACCTTGTGAATGAGAATGAACTAGAGTTTCATCTAAATCCAAGACTAAACATTTATCAGTAAGTGATTTTTCAGGTAATTTATTCAAATATGTTTTATAAATATTTGTTATCATTAAAATTTTAATAAGGAATATTATTTATTTAATTATTTAATTGTTACAACCACAATCTTTTGATTTCTTAGGAGTTGTAAAATATTCATAAGGTAAAACTAATAATAAAACGATTAAATATAAAGGCCATATTAATGTAATTAGATACATATTATGTAAATGTAAATCAGAAATAAACATAGCTATAATAAAACCAATTAATAGATATATAAATAATAAATTTACCCACATTTATTGAATGGATTTAATTTTTAAGTTATTTAATATTAATTTATTAGATAACTTATCTTTTGTATGGATTTCTTCTATCATCCCTAGATCTTCCCCTACCTCTTCCTCGCCCTTTAGATCTATATCTTCTATTTCCTCTTATAAATTCTTCTCTTTTCTTTCTCTCTAAAAATTGTCTAAATTTCATAGTCTTCTCATCAATCTCCATCTGTGATGGATCTTTAACAAGTTCTATATTATCCTTGGATGAGAATTGTTCTAATCTTTCTTGTGTAAAAATAGTTGTTTGATTTACTACATTAATAATTCTTTTCATTTCGACAAAAGGTATAATAGCTATTCCTTGCCATTCATAATTTTTTCCGTCTAGCTCAATTATAGCTGATTCAGGATAAATATCCGCAATGGGAGAATCTCTAGTCATTAAATGTTTCACCTCTTGGGGTAAAAGATCCTTTGATTTTAAAGGTAAAACAGATAATAATTGATGAACAGGATTAACAGTTAAATTGTCTGAACGAGGTTTGTATCCATCCACGGAAGAAATCTGAGATGCAACCGCAGAAATATCTGTTAATAGAGGTGCATAATGATATTTATACACCCAATCAGTATTAATTCCATCCATACCCATATTATAATATCTATAGACCCAATTAATACCTACTAAATAAGTTTTAACCATATTAATTATTTTTTCAGGAGTAGCACCTAAATTATATCCAGGTAATAACTTTTCAAAAACAGCTTTATCTCCTTTAGGTTCAAAAGCATTTTGATACCAGGCCCCTCTAAAAATATTCGGATCAAATTTAGTAAATATTTCGATTTTTGTAGAGGTCAGTTCCATAGCTCCTCCATCTGATTTCTTTTGTGTTCTGCTAATCGAAGCATTCATCATTCTGGATGGATATTTATAATCTTTGTGAGATTCTAATTCTAATAGTCTATGTTCTTCTTTAGCCATTTCAGCCAAAAATAATACAAAACTATCCCAATCAATCTCTTTAGTTTTAGATATAGTTAGGGGTCTTCCTAACATTTTATATACTCTAATCATTGTATCTATTGCTTCCTCCATATCGTCAAAAGCTGGCATATGAGGTAAGAAATCATTTCCAATCATAAAAGTCATTAGTACATAATCAGGTATAGCTGTTCTGGTTCCAATTTCTTGACTTAATGCATATTTTAAATTATCAATATCAATCACATCTCTGATATCTTCTCTCATCAAAAATATATGATCTAAAGGTGCCAACATACTCAACATAATAAGATCTGCATCCATTCCATATATAACATGAGCTCCATCTCCTTTGATCTGACCCTCTCTAATAAGAGATAAAACTTTATGTTCTCCCTCACCTTGTACCATATGTGACGAATAAATTGTCTTAGGTGGTAAAATTTTAGATGCCGATACCAACCATCTTTGGATGAAGTTATCAAGTCTCATCATGAAATCAGTACCGGGAGTAATACTGTTACTATCAAAAACACTATTTTGCGATCTTTCAATAGCTGATTTAAATCTTCTTTGTCTTTGTTGAGACATTTTTGCTTGAGGAGCAACACCATCAACAGCAATGACAAGAATATCTTGTGGATTAACCTGA